CTTGCGGATGCGGCGCATCTCACCTTCTATTTGAAGCACCTCCTCCCAAGCAGATGGCCCGTAAGTCCATGATATATGGTCTTTTATTTCCTTTCTCATGGCTTCCATTTTCTTTTTCTGGGCAAAGATTTCTATAGCATTTTGGCTATTGTCAGACATCATCTTATAAAATGGAGGGTTCTTTGTTTTGTCTTCAGCATACTGAAAATCAGAAAAAGCGGCTCCCCACTTTGCGAGAGTGCCGCTCATTTCTTGAATATCTTTGCCCGCACTTATACCCTGCTTCAGAATATTAAACGCACTGGTGGCTAGACCGACCGCTGTAATAGGGTCAATCATTTTTTTAGCTCATTTTGGAAAGCACTGCTAAAAGCATTGCGATGGTAGTTCCAGCAGTAGCAATCAAGATAGCCTCCAAACGCTTCACACGAGCGAACACCTCTTTAAACTGCAAATGAACAGTGGTTTCTAGCTTTGTTACGCGCGGCTCTATAACATCAATCCGATCATGCGCAGATGCAACTGTGTTTCTATTACTCATATCTATGACCTCAGTATCCGTGAACCAGTAGTTTCGCGTAGTCACCGCTCAACAGTTTCTTCTTAACATATTCTGCAAACTCTTTCGACCCTAGTTTCAAACCAGACTCGGACATCCATTTTTCAACCACAACAAACGGGATTTGGCCCACATGGCGCATATCGCTACGCGCAACAGTTCCAGCAATTTGTTTTTCTTTATTGTAATCAAGGATCGCCTGCACATCCTGTGCGCGTGAGATAACAACCTTGTTGTCCTCTTCCTTAATTTTTGTTTTTAATTGTTCCATCATTTTTTCTTTTTTGGCTTCTTACCGCCAACCCATGCTTCATTTACATCAGGAGTGCTGGGATCATCCGACTTCAACTGACCTTTTTTATTCCGTGCGCGTTTAACTTCCGCAGCTTCTGCAAAGCCGTTTGCAATTAAAACTTTCGCCTCTTCTGAGGTGACTTCATAAGTTTGACCTTCTATCGCGCGAGAGCCACCAACCCATGTTTTATCTGTCGTGATTTTTACTTTAGGCATTTTAAAACTCCAAAAGGGGAAAGGGGGCCATTACAGCCCCCAATCGAATTAAGAAGTGGAGCAGTCAGCAATAAAGCCGTGAGCTTTTTGCGAACCAACCTGAAGGCCATACTCGACCGAAATAAGTCGGCGCTCAGAGTGGCCTGTTTTCGCCAATGGCTCTTGCTTTGCAGTCTGCAAGTAAGCGACCGAAGCATAGCTTGGGTCAAGTACGAACACATCGCGAGGGCGAATGTGGCGCGATGGTACGATTTGCAATTCACCAAAATCGGACACATAAACGTCGATTGCAGCGTTCAACTTGCTATCTTCCGCTTCTTTGTAGCGCGTAGCGTTACCTGTAAAGGCAGACATTTTTTGCTTGTTGAAAGAACCACAGAGAACAACAGAAGGTTCTGCACCATTATCCCAGCAAGATGCGATAACAGTTTTCAGAATATCCTCTGTTAGATCGCGCTTTGTGCCATCGGTTGCAGCGGCGTTAGGGAAGCCAGCTTCACCTGTACCGGATGTTGTACCAGCAGAACCACCAGTACCAAACGCAGTGTTTGTGGTGATAAAGGCTGGCAGACCAGCAGTCGCACGGGCTGTGCCAGAAGAACCAGCAGACGCGGCAGTATTTGAAAGCAACATTGCTTCCATATCGCGTTTCAGTTCTTTCAGTTTGTAAGCAACTTGCTCTGCAACTGTTTGCGCATCGCCAACACCGTTGACTTGGTTTGCAGTGGAGGACACATCGACAACTTTGTCTGAAATCTGTGTGTAGTTCCCTTTGCGAACCGCATTGGTTGGTGAGTCGTTACCGGGAGCAGACTCGCCTTCAATTACGCGGTTGTCAGTTGCGACTGCCGCAAGATCAACTTCGCCCCACTCATAGTAAGTGTTTTCGACGTTGCGTGTACCAATTGTAGACATGAAAATTGTCTCAGTTGGCGTGATCGAAATCAAGGCGTCTTGAATATCCTCGCGGATAGTTGTGACGTCATATGTTTCGTTTGTATTAGCTAGAACACCCATTGTGTTTTCCTTTCGCTATGACAATAAGAACGAAGTGACACTTTTTATGTCACCGCTTTTCTTCATCCGAGAACGCACTTGTTGTCGCCGTTTCGCTTGACCATCCTCTGTTCGCTTTGCTCCCGGTTTAACCATAGGACGCGCAGTTTTTGACTTTTCTGCGACTTTGTCCTTTGTTCCCTTGAGCTTTTGATAAGCTACCGCGTCACGCATGATTTTGAATTCCCATCCGTGTGTCAACGAGCTAACGATTTCTTCTGGAACGCCATAATAACCAGTCGCCGTTGCGTGAATATCAGATAAGAGTTTTTTGCCCTTTTCTGGATCACGCAGCTCTGGAATTTCTTGTTTCAGAAGTTCAGCTTGTTGAGCAATATAGGCATTGTTGGCTTGCGCCTGTTGTGCCTGCTGCTGCTGCTTAACTTGTTCAGCCTCTTGTTTAAGGCTTTCAAATTTTGCAGCATTTTCGCGGTATTCTTCCATTTGCTCCAAATAACCTAAAGGGTCACTGTTTTGCAGTTCCTTTGGCGGCTTCTGGGGCATTTGTGAAAGTTCACCATTTTCGAGTTGGTTAATGCGTTGCAAAAACTGTTCACGTTCTTGTTGCATGGTTTGGTTCAATTGCTCTAACTCTTTACGAGAATTAGCATTTTGTTCCATACCCTTTTGGACGTAATCTTGCCCAGCGTAGCCACGCTTTAGCTCTTGCAGGGTCACTTTCTTTAGTTGACCATCTGACTTTATTTCAAGTTCAAGATCGTCAGAAAGCTCCACAGGAGCGGCTGGCTCGTCGGTGTATTCATCCTCATCTACATTTTCATAATCAGGCTCTAAAACCTCATCATCACTATCGTAGCTAGTGTCATCCTCGCTCTCAGCCATTACCTCTTCCGGTTCAGTCTGAGCGCCCTCAGTTACCTCATCGGAAGCCTCAACAGCCTCGCTTGAATTATCTTGCTGCGGGGTTTCCATCAGCATTTCAGTTACAGAAGCTATGCTTCCATCGTTAGGATCAGTCGGCATTGCGGTGCTTACCCTTCTTTTCTATGAGCATCTCAGCGTTTACGTCCGCCTGTAGAAGATACTCAATTTGGTTTAATGCTCTCAAAATGGCGTGAGCGTCTTCACGTTTTTCCACTTCGTCGGCGCTACTATTCGCAAAACCCTCAAGTTGCTGGTTTCGCAAATCATTCATGATTAGCTGGAAATGTTCGTTTTGCATTAACGACCGGGATCGTGATGCCCTAACCTTGTAATCCATAACCGCCCATCATTTGTTCGTTGTGTGCGCGTGTTGCGTCCTGTTCCGCTTTAACAGAAGCAACATTCACCGTTGCGTTATACTGACCCAAAATCTTCGCAACTTCAACGGCGAGGTCTTGAACCATCTCATCGCGCTTTAAATCGTCTTTCATAGCAAGTTCGTGCATTTTAAACTGCTGATCGGCAGATGCTTTTTGTGCATCCAATTGCAACTTCGCCATATCGACTTGAACTTTGCTTTGCGCTTTCATTTGCTCTGCCATTAAGAACGCTTGGTTTGGATCAGATGCTGGAGCGCCGCCTTGCTGCTGTTGTTGCGCCATCATTGCCTCTTGCTGCTTCTGAGCAATTAGCTGTTGTTCACTCTCTGGCGTAACTGGCAAATAATAACGCTCTGAATTTTTAAGGCCAACTGCCGCTAAAGTATCTGCCAAAGTGTTGCGAATATTAGTCATCGTAACCATGCCATTGTTTGGCCCGTATTGCTGCCAAATGCTCATTTGCATCTGGATCGTTTCGCGCAGAACAGCAGCCTTTTCATTTTCGCGGCCAGTACCCAAACCGACATTAACTATAATATCCATGTCGGCGTTCCATACTCGAGGATCGACAGCGACGAACTGATTATTCAGACGGATAATTTCTTCCTTGTCTGAGTTCTTAATTATTGCAGATGCAATCAATCTAAACAGTTGACGCATACCGCCTTCAGCTAAGTTGCGCGCCATAACCTCTGACTGCCCCGCAGCGCCTTCTATGGTGGCTGCAACGGCTGTCGCGGTGGCTGACTGCAATACATCTGGATCAAGCCCCTGTGCGGCCTTAGAAACGCCCGTTTTGTTATCAACCAGCATATCGAAGTATTGCAACGCTGGAAGAGTAGAACCCGCAGTAAACGGAACAACTTGCTCACGAATAGCGCCGGGTGACTTTACCCTTACAATTCGACCGATCTCGTTATTTAAAAGATCGTCTATTGAAACTTGGCCGTCTACAACTTCAAGGCCCGGATTGTTTGTCAGTGCTACGTTGTCTAAAACGCCACGAAGCATTGCAGTTGCCGCATCCTGATCGTCTTGGACTAGCTGAACCAGCGATCTACCAAAAAATGCGTGTGGCTCTGGGTCTACCTCGAAAACAGCAAATGGAACTTCATCCGCTGGATCGTAAGAAAGCATTTTGTAACCAGCACCAGCTAAGACAAAACGGTAAAGCTGCGGAACACCGACACCCTCTGCGTCCATTTTCATATAGGCTTCTGTGACTGCTACTTTCTTCGAAGTCGGGTCGGCGCTTTGGTCATCGTCTTCATCAATTGCATATCCACGGCGCTCATATTCGGCTTCTGCATCCATAGTGGAAATAGTGCCAGATAAACCTTCGATCTCGCTATGCTCGTAACCCATAGCCAGCAAATCACCAACAGTCATGTCTGTGCGATGTCCAATAACAAAAAAGTCATCAACAGAACGAGCGTTCTTATCTACAAAGAATTCTTCTGGCGGGACAGATGTAATAAGAATATCACCGTCAGAAGTTGTGCGGCTGATCTTAACGTCATAAATAGCGTTTTCAATTTCAACGCCCATTTGGTCAACTTCGATTTGCTGCGTGATGGTTTGCTCTAATACCTCAACATCGTCTTCCTCTACCAAAAACATAAACTCATCTTCGGTT